CGGGTGTGCCGCCTAACGTTAATGTTACGTTGGTATCATCTGCTTTAGTTAAAGCAGCAGGAGTGCCGCCACCAGATGCTTGCCAAGATGGAAGTGCACCAGCACCATTGCTGGTCAGTACTTGACCTGATGTGCCGACACCTGAGACAGTTTGATGTGCTCCGGTTGAGGTTGTGCCGCCACATTGAACCGCATAGGCTGTAGTTGAGGTGTTGCCTGTGCCACCAAGAGGAACGGTAACGGCTGTAAATCCTGCAGCTAATGAGCCACTTGCAAGAGCGCCAACGGTTGTAATAGAGCTCTGGCCAACATAACTTGCGCTAATATCAATGATGGGGGATGTGCCACCTGTTGATGTAATACGATTTGCAGTACCCGTGACCGATGTTACACCGCTTCCCCCAGTAGATGCTTGCCAAGATGGAAGTGCACCCGCGCCATTACTTGTTAGCACATAACCGCTTGTGCCTAAGCCTGATACTTGCTGCAAAGCGCCTGTGCCTGTAGTGCCGCCACAAACTAGCGCATAAGGTGTGAATGAGGTATCACCAGTTCCGCCATATGTTACATCTATTACTGTTGCATGCCATGAACCAGTAACTACTACGCCCAAAGCGGTTATATTGTTTTGCACTGCTGCGGGCAATGTACTGCTAAATGATGGAACGCTGCCAGCTGATGTGATTAATATGGCATTAGCGGCCGATGCTAGACCCGCAATAGTGTTAGCACTGGATGAATATAATAATTGATTAGCGGTTGTGCTTGCAGGATAGGTTGCACTCGACCATGCGGGTGCTGCTGTAGATCCAGATAATAATACTTGGTTTGCGGTAGCCGTACCAGATAATATGGCACCAGCTGATGCAGTAGAATAAAAAATACCGCCATTAGATGCTGTAAGATTCGCAGATGTACCCCCAAATGCCAGCGTTACTCTGTCAGCCTGCCATGTGCCCGAACTTATAGTGCCAACCGTAGTAATTGTGGATTGGCCCAAATAACCAGCACTAATATCTACAACAACTAACCCAGTATTTGGCGTAACGCTTATGCGATTAGTTGTGCCAGATACACTAATAACACCCGTAGTAGCGGTTTCAATGGTTGCCCAATTGGTACCATCAACCGTTGACTCAAACACCCCAGCTTGGCTATTAAGCCTTATTGTTCCAGCCCCGCCCGCACGTTGAGCTGTTGTACCGCCGGGAATTGTGACCCCGCCTGTGCCGGGCATAATTGCATTAGTAGCCAAGCCAACAACTGCAGCAGGGGAACCAGTTACAGCTATCTGATTAGCAGTTCCAGTAATGCTTATAATGCTACCAGCAACGGTTGCCCATACACCATTAACATAACCCTCAAAGCTATTTAATGTAGTGTTATAACGAAACATACCGTTAATAGGGGCAAGAGGTCTGTCCCCAGTTGTACCTTTTGGCGGCGTAAAACTACCGCTCCCCAAAGCAATTGGGTTTGGCAAGCACATGCTGTTGATATCAATTGCAGCTGCTGTTACAGCCACTGAGTCCAAGCTAAATGTATAGCCGCTACGAGCAATGTTAAATGCGATTGTGGATATAGTTAGGGGCGTTGGGTTACCATACGCATCTTGAATTTGTTGGAGAGTATTGGTTAGGCCAACTTGTCCATTAGTAACGCCTACATTTAGTATGCAGCCATAATCTGAGGCTGGGGTATGACCTGTAAAGACTGCCATTAAGCGCTCCACCTATAGTTTTGTAATAAAGTTAATCTGGTATTTTCTGGAAGAGCGTCTTCTAATGGAGGATAATATCCAGGCGTTGCCGAGCCATAATCAACAGAGCCACCAGCCTGTAGATTTGACAAGCGTAAGTTTTCGGCAATTGCAGGATATCCATCTTGCCAGGTTGCCCAAGCGTCCCAGGTAATAAAGTTAATCTGCTCCCAATTAGGAGATGTGATTGTTTCCCAAGTTGTGAGCGTGCCTTGCGGTAAACGAGGGTCAACAATTGGAATTGGATCAGGCTCTAATATTGGTGGCACCAGCTGTGGATTTGGCACATCTAAATATGGCCGACCAACATAATACCCCGTCCAAACCAAACGATTGCCGCGCCATTCCATTTGCCTTAATAAATCACGGCGCTTAAATATAAAACCTGTTGCATCGCATATACCCAGCGCACGAGGATTATCTGGATCAATACCGCCTACATGTTTACCTTTAGGTAGGGTCATAGAGGATTCCCCCAGCCTTGCATGAAGGAGCCATATATACGAGTTGGAACACGCTCTCTATCTTCACGAGCCGCTTCATCGAAGGCTTCACGATAACATTTCTCTAAATATTCTGTTTTTTCTGGCGCATATTTTATTGACAGCATCCATGCTAATCCGCTGGCTGCAGCCTCAAAGAACCTTTGAGGTATTTGCGCACTATTTACTAAACTACCAACATCCTGCATTTCCTCTACGCGCGTATAGAACAGGTTATTATAAGGAGCTGACGGGGTTGGCCACAGCGTTACAGATGGATTAATCTGCCTGTTAAAGTAATAGCTTGTTGGGCGACCAGTTTGATTCTTGTTTGGATATGCTACCCACTCACTACGGCTTATAGCCGTGATTGGAATGTCATTTAAGGTAGTATTAAAATATAACTCTTGAACACTAAGTGTTGCACCTGCTGTTTCACGAACTCTGTAATATGTTGCAAGAGTTGGGACACTTGGTAAAAACCAAACATTTACGCCTGCTGTATATACTTGAGCTGGAATAGTTACACTACTAGTCCACGTAATGTTGTCATTAGAATATTCGCCAACAAGAGTATAGGTTGTAGTTGTGTTGGATTGTATGCCAACCATCGCAACACCATATTGTACATTGGCGCCATAGTAATAGCTGATATAGCCATTTGGCGCTGTTTGTGTGCAAGCGGTAGCCGAGTTATTGTCAAAAGCATTCTGAGCTGTGCCTCCAGCACTAGAGTATGCCGTGCCTCCTAATGGACGCTGACTGGTGCGAATTGTTGCTTCCAGTATTGCGCTCGTGGCAGTGGGCATAGAATATGTGTTTTGATTGGGAATAAGATTTAACATTTCTTCTTTTACAGTCCAGAGATTGGGACCTTTATTTATCCAGTTAGACAATAAAAGATTAAAAGAAACAGTAGCAGATTGAATTTTCTGTGCGGTTATTAAATCGGGCAAAAGTCCAATACGCATGAACGATTCTGACACAATCGCATCATTGTTTGCGCTTCCAAAAGTGTAGGTTCCGCTTGTTGACATTCCTTGTCATCCTTATTTGCCCTTCTCACTTTTTCATATGTTTAAGGGTTTCGGCTAAATTCGCTCTTTTTGCCAGCAACTTATTATCAGAATGCTCGGCTCTCTTAATTGTAGACATTGGGATGGTTTTGTCTTGGGGAATACCCAGTTCTTTATGGAGCGATCCAGGTTTTTTAATTGCATCTGCAATCCAATTTTTCTTAGAGCGACCCATCCTTGGTGCCTCCTTTATTAACTATGTAGACCTTGCTGGAACATTCGAATCGCTAACGCACCATCAGTACCAGAGCTATTGACTACAATTGTTGCAAACCTAAACGGCGTAGTAATTGCCGCGTATTGCGTAGTAGTAGCTGAGGTCATTGCTGTAATTGGCGTGAAGTAAGAAGGCGTTTCGGTATTTACATCATTATTGGTTATAGAAAATGAATAATTTATTGTACCAGTAACTACTATTTGAATAGATACATTAAACACCGAAGCATGAACGTCTGACATAAAAAAGTTCGTCTCACCCGTGCTTCCAGTGCCAATGGACAGCCCAGTGACAGAGCCGTTGACGCTAACTGATGTTATCGAATCAAAAAGCTGTGTAGTCTCAACAGTGTTGTTGTTAGGCCCAGCATGAGTAGTTGACACTACCTCATTATCTAACGTGCCCGTAATTGTCACGGTTCTTGCAGATAGATTATTAGTAGATGTTAAAGAAATAACGCGGGCTACACCACCGATATTTACATAAAGACCGTTGTTAACAGCCTGAGCTAATGTGCCATTTAAAAGCAAATTCCCAGAACCGCTAGTGCTCTGGAGGGCGCATATA